TTTTTGAATTCTATCTTTCTTGGATTCGGAAACTCTAATAACTATTCTTTCATCACCGGGCATAATACCCCTTTATCGTTGTGTTTGTTTACCTATTGTTAACTTAATAAGTCAAAAAAAACAGCTATTTAAGGTAGCTGTGTTGATCATATTTTCTATTATGGATTGATTCATAAAATAAGTCAAGATGTTTTTAATTCTTTTTCCTCAACAAACTTAAGATCACACTCAGGAACTAATTTTGATGATGGAAATTTAATATCTACTGGCTCGTATTTTTTTATTCCATCATTTGTAGTAAAGGCATATTCAAAGTTGAAATTTTTACCCGAACACCCGGACATTTTTTCTGAACAATTTTTATCTTCTGGTAGAAACGTAGCTATCATTTATTAAACCCCAAATTAACAAATCGTTTTAATTGCATGAAACATTTTCTGTAAAATTGTACTGTTGTGAACCCGATTAATACGCATAAGAGATCGTGGATTTCTTTGGGGTCCACCCATAAGAATTTACAAAATACACCGTGTTTTGGGTGGTATGAATCCTTATCTGGATCTCGGTAATCATAATTTTCGGACATTTTAATAATATCTCTTGCTACATTGTCACGAAATATTTGAAACCGTTCTTGTTCTGCCTTAATGGGATTTAATTCATCCCAGTGATGTCCAAAGAGCGCACTGTTTAATATTTCACGTTCTTTAATGCTGCCATCACAGACAATAACACATCCCATTGATGGTTGTTCTTCTTCTTTTATTTTTCTAAGTAATGACTCGACCGCTTCTCTTATTCCATCAGAGTAATCTTCGGTATCAATTTCCATTTCACCAATAGATATTAAAACCATTAAGTGCCCCTTAAAAAATCATCCGCCGCACCTGCAACAGTTGTCATACTAACAAATCTAGCATAGTAATCTTCAGTGACAATCCTGGTTATTTTACCTTTATTTTTAAGGTAATATTCCACTGCTTCATCAATATAAGCTTGGTTTGGGATGAAACTGTTTTCACCTTTCTTTCTTCTTTTTCTAATAGTATATTTTTTCAATTTTCCTCCCAGTGTATTAAAGTTTTTTTCTTCCAGGATTTTTAATTTCCATGCTTTTAAATTGATCTTCTAATATTTTGGCTTCATCATAAGATGATTTTTTATACCAAATATTGTTTATGCATATATTATCTGACACGATAAGCGGTAATTTCCCAGGCATTAAAATATCAAGTTTTGAAACTACTTTACAATCACCGTTATTAAAATCTACTGGTTCAATACACCCAATAACGGTTATCGGTTTTCTATTAATCTGTTGGCGCATATTAAAATTTCTTATATACGGGATACCAAGTTTTTTCTGAACGAAATTAGCTATTTTATTTTTTAACATTTACGTTGTTTCCCGCCCAAATCCGGGTATTCGCCTTTAAATTTTGGGATATAGTTGATTTAGCATAAATAATCAGCAGTTGAGTTGATGAATTGACATCTCTGCAATTTGCCGTGGGCTTTGCCACAAAAACCGATATTTCAGGCATTGAAAATTCTGGAATTCCTGATGCAATATTAACTTCAGCGCCAAACAAAAATGGGCTGTAAATCAATACTGCAATACATACCAGAATATGAAACAACTTTTTCATTACACTCCTTGATAGAGTTGTAAGGGTTGACTGATTAAATCAGGCTCAGTCGGTGCCTATTTGAAGACCTTTTATTCTATCTTCCTTACTAATAGACCCAAATGCTTCTTTTAATTCTTTTTCACGTTCTTTGTCTTTTTCTTTTAAAAAAGACGCCACGGACTGAATAAGCATGTCAGCCTGTGATTCATACCTATAGCTTCTTGATATGTCAAAAGCAGATGCCATTTCGAATCTTTCCTCGGCAGGTTTCATCTTTTCGTTAAATTTCTTTTCCCGTTTATTTGAAAAATATTTGTCAATATTCGATATTGCCGTTGATGCTCCATAAATAGAGAATACAATTAAAAACAATGTAAATATAAATACACCCGGGCTTTTGTTAAATTCAACTATTATATTTTCCAATTGGAATCCTTTGGTAGAGTTATAAAGATTGGCTGATTTAAAATTGGACAGCCAGGTCCTTATTGAAACTTAGTCAATTTCGTATTCAGTAACTCTCTCAACTTCTCTTGGCACAACCACCTCTCCTTTTATGATTATTGACTGATAATTGTCCCAATTTTCTTCAAAGCTTACCATACCCCCATTGTCTAGAGCTTTCGAAGAACTAGGTGACACTCTTATTTCACCACTATTTAATTGCTGCTGCAGTTCGTCTTTGTTTTTAAACTTTGAAATTGTCAATCCATCTTCATTGCAATTTATTTCAAAATAACTACTCATTTTCGTCTCCTATCAAAATTCATACTCTTTAATTACAGATGAAGTACCTGCTTCATCCACAAATATTCGTTTAGGATTCTTAATCTTAGTACGGAACCCACCTTTGAAAAAATTCATCACATCAAATGGCAAGTCATCCCCTAAATGATTCTTTAACCAAATCTTCCCTTCATCGTCAAATAAAACTTCTTTTGTGAATTTCTTTTTTTCATCACAATAATAATGGACAGTTATTGACTCTGGAATTGGCTTTTTTGGATTCGGCTTAGCACAATGGATGTAATCTACATTAAACCATCTTGGTTCTGATATAACTGATAACCCACTTGGGTTTTCATTTGTTTTGTCTTTCCAGTCTTTACCTATTGGTTCAGGTTTAAATCCACAATGAGGACATTTACTCAGTCTTGAATGGTACTCTTCACCACATCTCTTACACGTTTTATGGCTGGCTGCTTTTTCGCCTCTATAATCACCCATAACTTCATCAACTGGCCCGTGTTCAGAAATGTTGTCAGCAAAATCAAATACTTTGAATGAAAACTTTCCAATTTCAATACAAATCCTAAAACCTCTTCCAATCATTTGAACATATCGGCCTGGACTTTTAGTCGGCTTTCTGACATCCAATGCTTGAATACGAGGTGAGTCAAACCCTTCGACAAACATATTAACACTGACTAATACACGAATCTTTCCATTTTCAAAGTCTTCCAGAATCTCTTCATCATCCTCTTTGATCTTTGAATGTACAACGGCAACTGAAGTTTCTCCAAGCTTTCTATATGATGCAGCGATATTTTCAGCATGCTCTATATTGACCGCGAAAGCCGCAATTTGCTCATGTTTTTCTGTACCTTCAAGCACAATTGCCGTCTGCCTATCGATCAGGGTTTCAATATTTGCGCGTTTTGCTAATTCTGGCTCAAGATAATCTTTACTTGGTCCACTTGAAACCGGTAATCCCTTAGTGTCAATCCATGCTTCTTTTGCATTTTTTTGAGAGACTGGCTCTGCTAAATGTTTTTCTTTGATCAACTGTTTTGTATTGGCTTTGTAAACTAAATCGTCACCTATTTGAAGACTGGAAGGGCCATAAATAAGACCTATTCCCGGCCTGTATTCGGTTGCCGTTAACAAACAAATACGCATATTTGGGTTTATTTTAAGAAGATCATTGATAAATTGCTTGTACTGAATAGCATCTTCTAAATTTATTCTATGAGCTTCATCTACGATCAGAAGATTGACTTTACCTATCGCTTCAGCACTTTTATACATGCTTTGGATTCCACCGAATATAACTTGTTTCCCGGTTGACCTATACCCTAGTCCATCAGAATTTATACCAAATAACTTCTTACCATTGGGCCATAATCGACAGGCTGCATCGTAATCTTGCTTTACAATCTTCTTTGTATGTGAAGCAACAACAATACGGGCTCCATGATCACCCGCAAATATTCTGATTAATTCAGAAAGAGTATATGTTTTACCGCTTCCTGCTGGCATAACAATGACGCCATTTCCTTTCTTATTCGCTTTTAAGTAAACGATAAATGAATTAACAGCGTCTTGTTGATAGTATCTTAGAGATTTAAATATTTTTACAGGCATTTATTATTACCAATTAAAGTCAGAATCATCAACTTCTTTTTTCACAGGCTCTTCAGGTACTTCATCCGTTTCAACCGGCTTTTTTTCAACCAATGGTTGATTAATACTATCAACCCGACCATCAACAATATGTAATGCTCCAGCTTCTGATGTTTCAATGGTCTCTAAAATAACCTTATAGCCATGTTCACCCGCAACATCATAGACAATTTGTTTATTTTTGGAATCAAGCAACGCCCCATCACGAATGATCAGAAGTTTTAACGGACCTGTATTTGCTGCAATAAGAATATGAGTACAGAGAAAAAGTTTCTCACCATCAGACAATGTATTGACAGATCTCGGTCCTCTTCTGTCGCCTTTGTCCCACCATAAAGTATTTTCATCAATAGTTATTCCAGGGTATGGAAATTTGTCTTTCACGCTGGCAACCGCCGCCGATTTTGCAGTTTTATTACCCTTGCGTTTCTTTTCGATAATCTGGATGGATAATTCAACAGCTTTCAGTGCTTTCTCTGCTTTTTCATATGCTTCACGATCTGAAAATTCCTTATTCCATTTTGTTACATTATTCATTTTTCCATTAAGATACTCTTCCGGATCTAATTTTCCTTCAGGGTCTTTTTCTCCTTCCCATGGTTTTTCGACGTTTTCCTTCTTAACTAGATCTATTTTTTTGTATTGATCACTGACAGCGGAATCTTTTGATTCTTTCTCTGAAATCTTTAAATCCATCATCTCTTTCTTACTTGAGATCTCGTTTTTAGAAGTAACAAGTCGTTCAGCACTAAGATTTATTTCCTGAGTAGCTGAATCGACATCCTGCTTCTTCCTTGTCTCTTCCTGCTCATGAATCTGAAATTTCCCAAGCTCTTCTGTAAGCTTTCGGATTTCTTCCTGGATGTCTTTTGTACCTGTCCATTCAACCGGTTTGTTTTTTTCTTGAAGTTCTACCAATGATTCTTTTGCAGAATTATGAGTCAATACTTGATTGTTAAATGCACCTTTAAGTGCCTGTCCTTCAATTTTAATAACTGCAATCTCTTCATACAGGTCAAGCGAGGACTGGCAAAGACGACCAACTTCATCCTCTTCAGCCATGATGTTTCGTATCCGTTGCTCATTTTTACTTTTCAGTAGATTAAAGTTCTGAAGCTGTTCTGAAATCTCAGCCGGATCAGTGTATTTTTTTGACCAATCTCCTTGAGGCTCATCAGATGATGCGACGACTCCTTGAAGTCTCTTTTCCTCAATATGTTCGGTTTGAAGTTCTAAAAACAACTCGTTTTCACAGTTAACAAATGGGGTAAAATCGATTCCAGCCATCTGAGCTACTTTCTCAGCCAATCGCTTATCACCTTCGTACTCTTCAAGTGTACGGGACATCTTAACTGGATCAAGAAACATACCTAAAAGTTTTTTAACCTTGTCACCAACAGCCGTTTTATGAACTTTTCCGGATTCCGTGTCAGTCACTTTAAGGCTCATCGTGCCTTTCTTGGTAACTCCGAAGTGAATCCAAATATCCTGTCCAAGTTCCGTTGCGCCCGGTTCTGCTTTAACATAAACATCAACGCTTCCTTTTTCAATACCCTTTGCTGTATACGGGCCTACAAGGTCAGCGGTACTCATCCGACTATTAGGCAATGCTTTTTTACCACCAAAAGCAAGATATATACTGTCTTGGATACTTGATTTTCCGCTTCCATTATCACCAAATGTTACCAGCACCCACTCATTGTCTTTGAACTCATATTCAAAGACTTCGATTCCACGAATATTATTGATAACGAACTTCCATATTGTAGCACTTGGTTTCTTTATGACTTCCATTACTCTCCTTACTGGTTAAAATATGAACTATTAAGAATAACTTCTTTGTTTGCTCTGACAAGACTCATAAATTCATCAATTCTCTGGTCAATCATTTCAAATTCTTCTGTAAATTCTTCTTTCCTGCCACGATGAATAAATAACTGCTTACCTATGGGGTAATCAGAACAATAACTAACAAAATCGATCCAATCACGACCAGTAAACTTGAGATTCCCAATGCACTGCCATTTATAAGTTGGATCAATTTTCTGACGTTTAACATTATCGTAGTGGATATTGGCAATAACACACTTGATCTCAATCGCCCCATCTTTTTGAACAAGCCCGTCAGGGGAACATCCTATTTCGTCAGAGCAAAAGAAACCCCCATTGTCCACTGTCGAAAATGTTTCCTGTTCATATAATGCCCTAGCAATCGGTTCTTGCTCGTGACCCCTTAACATATGGTCATTTGAGAATGAACTTGAAATAGGAGCTTCTTTGACCTGTTCAACGGAAATTACTTTTGCATATTTTTTAGCAGGATCGCCAAATGCTTTTCCGAAATTTGCCATGACTTTACCAAGATTTGAGCTTGTCAACTTGCCTGCTCTCAATGCAAACCACTCTTCGCTGTTTTGCTCTACATCGATATAATCAAGCATTCTCACACTCCTTAATAGCCAGTGCTTGATTTTCAGGACTCATTTTGACGTGCTTTAGTACCTCATCAAATTTCCCATCTCTTTTATAAACAAGCTTCGCCCTTTCCCATTTTTCAGTATTCTTTGGAGTTATTTCTGGCTTCTCAGGCGCTTTTTTAATACGAAGTCCCTCTACTATCTCCCCTCTGTTTTTTACATTAGGATCGACATAAACAATAACCCTGACACTATTCCAATCTTCGATAAAATGTGACCCTGTTATAGAGTGCATCATTTTTGAATTTGTGGCATTGAGGATCATTGGTTTTAATGGCTCACCGGATCTGATTTCTTTTTCCGTAAAATGGGCAGTGTTGAAATTGTTTTGAGTCTTTTTTGTCCGGTCTATTTCAAGTGTGACTTTTTCAATAGTAAGCGATGTTTCCCCGACTATATCAGCACTTGAAAGATATGGGGATTTAAAAGCTTTTCTGTAATGAGTTTTGTTTTTATCCATTTTATTCTCCAATTTTTGTTAGTTGATCTTTTTTATGTATAAATTATTACTTTATAATGTGTCAAGGTTTATTTTACTATTTTACAAAAATAATCTGACCATTTTCAGCTTTGCGTTTGATAGTCAAAAGAATAGCAACTAAAAAATCATGCGATCTTTCAATGCTTTTTGGCTCTTTTGGATTATGATATTCCATATGTAATTCATGGGATATTTCAGCAATAAATAAATTATCACATTTTTCAGATGTTCCTGCTCCGAATAGATGTTGCATTGGCCCGTCATAATGTGCTCTTTCTGGGTTTGGCTTTCCAGTTATAATACAGGTATTATCTACAATTTTCTGTAAAGGAGTTTTATACTCACTTTTAAGTTGATT